GACACCTGAAGATGCTGCAAGAGGACTACTATTGTTCGATGATTTACTTAAAAAATCAAAAAACTTCGAAGATATGGGTGGTTCAGAGTCATATTCAGACCTATCAAAATCGAAAATATTTACTGATTAGATATTTATTTAGGAGTCAATACATTTAGGACATACATGAATAAATTATCAAAATGGCTAGTCGATTCGATAGTTAATGAAAATAAAAAGATAACAAAGGTCGTTGGTATATATGGTGGAAGATATCAACCATTTGGCCCACATCATAAAAAAACATATGAATGGTTAAAGACAAAAGTTGATGATGCGTATATAACTACGTCTGATATTAAAAGACCACCCAAACACCCTATGAACTATAAAGAAAAAGTTCGTCATATGACAAAGATGGGTATACCTAAAAGTAAAATTATAAAAGAAAAGGTTCCACTAAGAGCAGAAAATGTTTTAAAAAAGTACAATCCACAAACTACTGCAGTGGTTTATATATTTGGTGCAAAAGATGCAGGTAGATTAGCAGGTGGTAAGAAAAAGGGTGGTGGTTTGTCATACTTCCAAGACTTTAAGAAGAATAAGAATAATATAAAAGGGTATGAAGAACATGGATACTTTATGGTTGCACCTCATCAATCTATAAAAGTTGGTGGTAAAGAAGTGAGTGGAACTGTGATGAGAGATTTACTTGGTTCACCAAAAATAGATGATAAAGAAAGACCTAAATTATTTAAACAAGCATTTGGATACTATGATAAAGGTATCTTTAATATGATGAATAATAAATTTAAAAAGTTGTATGAGGTATTTGAACAATTTCTTGTTGAACATAATATCGAAAAAATATTAGAATCAAATTCTTCTGCATTCCCAATTGATGATGGCCCACCAACATTTTATGATGGGTTTCGTGATTATCAAAAACAATCTAAGTTGTGGATAGATTCGATGTATAATGAACTTGGATGGGAATTGGTTCATTACATTTTAAGTGATAGTGCAATCGATCCTGGTCTTGATTATACTACGAGGATGGGAAAAGTACCCACAGTAGCGTATGGACGTAGAGGTGCAGGGCCTTATGGTGAAAGATTTCCAAGTTCCGATCCTGTTTCTGCTTATAAAAAATGGCTTGAACAAGTAACAAAGACTCTTGATTTTAAAATAGTAAAATGGTTAGGTTTAAATGATAGTGCAACAGACGTTAATGGTGTACCTGTAGAATCACCTGCATTGCCTGGTGTACAAACAGGTGACCAAAATACACAAAGGTTAAAAAATCTTGATTTGGCACCTGGTGATGAAGCCATGGGAAGTACAGTTGATAAATTACAAGACTCTTATATTAGAGACGTAAAGTCACTTCTTGTAGAGGGTGGAGCATACGGACATATGTCTCATCCATTTGATGATAAGGATTTAACATTTGGTGATTTAAAAAAGATTATAGAATTAGGATTAGGTGGACAACTAAGTCGTGAAGATAATGTTACAGAAAAACTTGATGGTCAGAATTTGTTCGTAAGTTTTAAAGATGGAAAAACAATATTCGCAAGAAATAAAGGACAAGTAAAAAACTTTGGTCAAAATGCACTAAACGTTAGTGGTATAATATCCAAGTTTGCTGGCCGAGGTGATATATCAGATGCCTTTGAGTTTGCTGCTAAAGATTTAGATAAGGCATTACAATCACTTAGTGATAAACAAAGAACAAAAATTTTTAACGAGGGTCAACATTGGATGAATCTCGAAGTAATGTGGCCAAAATCATCCAACGTTGTTAACTACGATAAGGCAGAAATAGTATTTCATGGTGCTTTAATATACGATGAATCTGGTTCACCAATAGGAGAAGTACCAGGTAGTGGTAGAATATTAGCTGGTATGATTAAACAAGTTAATATGCATATAGGAAAAAAATATAAAATAGGAAAACCTGTATTTTTAGATGTTCCAAAACATCAAGATTTTGGTAAAATGAAAAAAAAGTTTTTAGGTAGACTAAGTAAATTACAGAAAAAGTATGGATTGAATAATAATGATACTCTTGGTTTATATCATCAAAAGTATTGGGAAAGTTTTATATTACTAAATTCAAAAAAATACAAATATAAAATACCAAGAAAAGTTTTGATTAATTTAACAAAACGATGGGCGTTTTTTGATAAATCTTATAAAATACCTATGATGAGAAAAGATATAAAGAACGAAAAGTTTTTAGAGTGGTCTTTGGGTTTTGATAAAAACAATCATTCAAAACAAGTAAAAGAAAACATGAGACCATTTGAAATATTGTTTTTTGAGGTTGGTGCTGAGATACTTAAGAATGTAGATGGGTATATGGCTGCTAATCCTAATGACTCGGTTCAAAAAATGAGAAAGGGTGTACAGAAGGCAGTACAAACTTTAAGGTCAAAGGGAGATGTCAAAAAACTAAACACATTAAAAGTTCAGTTAGATAGATTGAATTCAATTGGTGGTTTGAAAACAATAGTACCATCAGAGGGAATAGTTTTTAAATATAATGGAAAGACTTATAAATTTACTGGTGCATTTGCACCTGTAAATCAAATAATGGGTCTTTTAACGTTTTAGGAGTAAAGGTTATGTCAGATAATAAAATGGAAAATGTATCAATCAAGGAAAGGGCAAAACAATTAAAAGCTGTTCGTTCAATCCTACGAGGTGAAGAAGTTCAAAAAACGGTTATGGTTGGATACGAGGGTAAGAAACAAAAACAAGGTGATATAGAAAGTCCATTGACTTCAATAATGCAAAAGGTTAGGATGCCTTGGTTTTGTCCTGAATGTAAAAAAGTCATGAAAAGTAGACTCGATGATAAGTTTTGGAGAATGATGGGACATTGTTTTAATTGTCAGGTAGAAATTGAAAATAAGAAAAGAATCGAAGGTACTTATGAGGAATGGGCACAACAAAAAGTATTAAAAAATAAAGTGAGTTTTATTAAGAATGCATTAGAAGAGATTGATGGGTTTATCAATACACCTTTACCTGTATTTTGGAATCAAACTGCAGCTGATGGAGAGACTATGGATAAGGAAGAGTGGACTGCAGATATGACAGCTTTAAAAGAAAAGGGTGAAGATGCTAAAAAGATGTGGACGGATGAACTGAAAAAAACCGAGAAAGAACTAAATAGTCTATTTATAGATGGAGAACTACATGATAAAAATTGATGTAAGTGTCGGTGATACAATACTTGTTGGCCGATTTAAAAATAAAAAGATTGTCGTTAAGTCGATAGGTAAATTTTCGGAGGTCATGAAAGAAATAATATGAAAATATGGAAATTAATACTTGGACTTTTTGGTTTAGTTGGTGGACTTTTTGCTGTTCAAGCTTCTAAGAAAAAAGAAGTTAAGGAGTTAGAGAAAGTCATTAAGGAAAACAAAAAAGAAGAAAAGAAAGTTGAAAAAGAAATAAAAAAGTTGGAAGAAGATAAATCTGTTTCCAAAAAAGAAGTTGGTAAATTAAAAAGAAAATTAACTATTAGTAAAAAGAAAACAAAAAAGATGCAAGAGGCATATGATAATGACGACATATCTTCTGCAGAGGATTTTTTGAAGAAATTTGCTAAAAACAAATAGGAGTTTAGAATGGGATTCGTAACTGGTTCAAACAACCTACCAGGAACTATAGCAGTTGATGCTTCAAACTTTCATGATAATCAAAGTATGGACACTCAGAATCAAGGAGTTTATAGTAAAGTAGTAACAACTTCTGGTGAGGACTTAGTGTTGTCTGGCTCAAACTTACCTGGTAAAGGATTTATTGTCGTAAGTGCTGGTAGTACAGTAATTACACCTGCAGGTGGTGGTGACCCTTTAACTGCATCTAATCTTACTGCAAAGGTACAATACGATATATCTGTAAGTAGAGTTAGTGGTAGTGGAACTGTAAATATACTATATTAGTGAGGTTAGGTTTGAAAATATTAAAGTACTTTATAGTAATCTTTTTTGCTATGTCAATGGCAGAAAGCCAAGAAATAATGAAGGGTGGTGAAAAACCAACTACATTTACATATGATGAAGCATTAGAGATGTTAAAAGCTCGTGATGCCGAGTGGGAAGAAAAGATTGCAAAGGCAAATACATTGATAGAATTTCAAAAAATTACTATCAACCAATCTGATTCTGTTATTGTTAAGTTAGAAGAACAAGCAAAATTAGATACTTTAGTAATGTTGGCTCAAAAGAAACAGATTGATTTATTGAAATCACGTGATGAGGCTAACGAGAAGATGATATCATTAGTTGAAAAGAAGTGGTACGAGAATACGTACCTTTGGTTAGCATTAGGATTTGTGTTAGGTAAAATATAATGTCTAATGTTCCCATAAAAGAAGTAATCAAAAAAGAGTATGTTAAATGTGCTCAGGATCCTGTATATTTCTTAAAGAAGTATTGTTATATACAACATCCAATGAAAGGTAAAATACCTTTTCATACTTGGGACTTTCAAGAAAAAACTTTAAGGGACTTCCACGAACATAGATATAACATTATATTAAAAGCCCGTCAGTTGGGTTTATCCACTCTTACTGCTGGTTACACTTTATGGATGATGACTTTTCATCAAGATAAAAACGTCTTGGTGATTGCTACCAAACAAGATACCGCTAAAAACTTAGTAACAAAAATTCGTGTGATGCATGCAAACTTACCAAGTTGGGTTAAACAACAATGTGTTGAAGATAATAAATTGTCTCTGAGATATGCAAATGGTTCACAAGTAAAGGCAATATCAAGTAAAGAAGATGCTGGTCGTTCTGAGGCTCTGTCGTTATTGATACTTGATGAGGCTGCTTTCATTGATAAGATTGATGAGATATGGACTGCAGCTCAACAGACGTTATCTACTGGTGGTAGTTGTATCGCACTATCCACACCGAATGGTGTTGGTAATTGGTTTCATAAAACATGGGTTGGTGCTGAAGAGGGAACCAATCAGTTTAATTGGATAAAACTACATTGGACTGTACATCCCGATAGAACTGAAGATTGGAGAACTGAACAAGATAAATTATTGGGGCCTGATATGGCTGCTCAAGAGTGTGATTGTGACTTCATAACTTCAGGTCGTACTGTAATTGATGGTGTTATCTTAGAAGAGTGTCGTAATAATATGGTAAACGAACCATCCGAAAAAAGAGGACTTGATGGTAATCTATGGGTTTGGAAATATCCAAACTATGACAAACAATATATTTTATCAGCTGACGTTTCAAGAGGGGACGGAACAGACTTTTCTGCATTTCATGTTTTTGATGCAGAAACAGTTGAACAAGTTGCAGAGTATAAAGGGAAAATTTCTACTCGTGATTTTGGAAACTTATGTTTAAATACTGCAACTGAATATAATAATGCACTATTAATAATTGAGAACAACAACATTGGTTGGGCTTCTATTCAACAAATTATTG